TACCTTCTGTCATTCCTTCTTGTTTCTTTGTTCATTCTTGCATCATCCCGCTCTTTTGATCGGCATTTATTGTGTCTGCACCTGAAGCACCCATATTACGATTTGCTTCTGGCCCAAAATTTACCCAACTGTTTTGACCACGTGTCTCTGTCGTCATTGCGCCTCTGGCTTCAGGGGAGAACATACGGCTATGCTGCAACCATGCACGTTCTTCACCTTTGTTTCTGAACTGAGGATTGCCACTACCCATATGACCAAAGACATCATGCACAATCCTAAAAGCATCGTTTGCAACTGCATCGTCTTTGTCACCTATTCTACCTACTGAGGTCAGTAATGGATTTGCTGATGCATCAAAATTTGGGTCTGTTCCGTATCCAAAATCTGTAGGGAACACTGTTAGGTTTTTGTTTTCTACAATGTCTTTGTAACCCAACGCGGGGGTTTCGGCATATGGGTCTGTCATATCTCCACGTAAAAACGTGAAATTAATCCCACTGTCCTTTATAGCATTATATTGCGCCAAGGTTTCTTCGATCATAGCCTCATACGCTGCTTTTACTTTTGGATCATCTGGGTTGTTCTGCATGCGCTCATAAGCTGCCGCAATCAGCTTGGCACGTTCTATATCTTGCTCTGGGTACTGTAGATAATCAGGTATGTCTATTCCCTGTTCTGCAAGATAGCGTTCTTCTGCTGCTTTAATTGGGGCAATGTCACGTGATGAATATCGCTCACCTTCAATCGCTACAGCTGGTGGCTTCCCTTCGCGGCCTAGCATGTTAACGTCTGGGTCTGTTTCTAGCTTTTCGCCTAAGAGATATGGACGCGCCTTTTTTGTCATTGTCGCAAAGTCTGACAACTTATCGAACAAGCCTACATATGGAACTGTTACTGCCTCTGTAAAATTAGCCATCCCCGCCAAGTCACGGCCCAGAAGATCACTAGATGATCTGGACATTCCAAGCCCTTCTAGCCCACCTTGCAAACTATCAATCAGTCCACCAAGTATAACATCATACCCTGACAAAGATGCTAGTGGCACTTTTGCAAGTGGCTCTAATGGTCCTGCCCAAGACGGAAATTCCATGCTCATTATTTCAGAAGCATCTTCAATAGCTTGATTTTTTATTTTAGAACCTGTGCCACGCTTTTTGCGCTCCAAATCTTTTTCTAGTTGGCTACGGCCCCAACCTTCTAAAAAGTCTATGAAGTTCATAGCCCACCTACCTTGCGCAAGTATTCTTCAATATCTTCTTTGGATACATCACCACCTTGTAGCATTTGCGCCAATCCTACGCTTGCAGGGACTGCTGCTGCTGATAGGTTTTTAAGGTGGGAAAACTCTGGGTCAAATCGCGCAAAGCGTGATCTAAGCCTTCCACCTGTGTCGTATGTAATCTGATCTGTAGAGGGTTTTCGGGATGCGGTTTGCATTGATCGCTCCCATTCCCTTATTGCTTTATCTGCTTCTTTAAATTCTGCTTCTGTTCTGAAAGCGTCCATTCCACCTATAGGCCACGCTCTTGGACTATATGGGCCACGATCTACCACATTTTCTATTCGTGCATGTGGAACATCATCATATTTCATGGCGTATGCAATCTGATCTGTTGACGTTACTGGACCAACTACCGTTTCGCCATCTACTAAGTGCTGTATTGGCTCCCCTTGATTTTCTGGCCATAAATAAACATCAAAAAAACTATCAATCGTGTTGTCACCTGTTTTAGTTTTATAATTTGGACTGATTGCTGCATATGACGAACCTTGCACATCTACATCCAATGCTTTTTGTCGCAAATTGTTGATCTGATCTGAAATGTTGTCGCTTGGACCTTGCTTTACTAATAAATCAAACATCCCACTATCTTCAGCATTTGTGTAAGTATTGGATACTGCGGGGTTGTCTGACGTATATACAGGCGTAGTTTCATTATAAAAACTGTAACGCTCTGGATTACTTAATGCGCCGTGATACGCTTTTTCATCAGGATTAAATCCAAGCAACCCAGCCCGCTCCATCCTTGCTTCTGTTGACATATCAAGTGGTGTATATGCTGCCATTGTATATGGATCAGCTTGTTCCATCATTTCTTCTGTGACTTCGTTGGCTCTGCCTTGCTCACGCAACTTCAAAATGCGTTTTGCCATTTCCTCTGCGTCATTGCGCGTTGGAATGTCATCTGCTTGCAATAACAATTCTAACAGTGATTTAGCTATTCGCTGCGCACCACGCAATCCACGACCACTACTCATTACCACTTCACCTTGTTAGCCCAATAAGCGGCGCTCATTTTACCTTTAGCAATATTCTTGGCGTGTCTTGCCTTGAACGACTTTGCACGTTTAGTCATCGTCTTATCGCCTGTCTTACCCTGCTGCCCAAAGCGGATCGTCTTAACCTTGTCACCTTCTTTAGCCACGACCACGTGTGACTTAGTGGGATGATTAGGTGTACGCTTTGGTTTGTTGTATCCACTAACACCCACTTTTTTTAATTTTGGGTCTTTTTCTTTAGACACTACATCGCACCCACTTGCATTAGCGCTTTCAAGATTGCTTCTTTACGCTGTGGGTCTTGCGCTTCCAAACTCTTAATCATTTCATCTAGTGGTGAATATGCTTGACGATTACCGAATTCTTTGCCTGCACCAATGTGACCTAAGTTTGCCACGAAACTAGCCAATCCACCATCTTCGTACATGCCACCTGATGCGTAACGACCACCACGATCTGTCATGTCGTAGCGATCACGGTATCCCATCATTTTTGCAAATCCATCCATCGCAGTGTTTGTGCTTCCACCACCTGAATTGCCACCACTCATAAACGCAAACAGTCCACCACGTTTAGGAAAGTAATGATTTCCATCTATATTTCGCACCATCTTGTTGTAGTAATTCGCACCCGAATTCCCACCTTGTTGGTTTTGTATAGTCTGCGCTGTACGTGCATAATAGCTTTCATCACGATCTTTTAGACCAAGACCCATTGCTAAATCGTTTAGCAATCCACCCGATTTTTTCTTTTTATCTTGAGCCATTATTTCAATCCTTCAATTAAGCATGACCCCATCATTTTACACGCACTTGGTGAAGGACAATCAGGACACGGTTGAAAGGCTGGTTTATTTGAATTGGGCTTTGTAGGCTTTGGCATTATTTTTTTCCTTTTTTGGATTGTGATGCTTTTATTGCTTTTGCTGTAGGCGCACCTTTTGAGCCGGGCTTGCGCATTTTTTCACCACTGCCCGCTTTTATACGCGCTTGTTTAGCACGAATGTTATCCCAAAGACCTTTTTTCTTTTTTGGTTTTTTTGTAGCCATGTGATCACCTATTCTGGTGTCACCCTAGCATATTACGCTATACCACGCAAATTCCTTCTAATAGGTTCACCCCAACTTGAAACTGGCCTGAAACCTACTGACAAGTACCTAAACGCATCAGCACCGTGTGATGTCCAATCGTGCAATGGCTTACCACGCCATGACTTTAGTTTTTCGTCAAAATCTCTGCGATACTGCCGTAATGCTTCTATACCACGATTGCAGTGTTCTTCATCAAACCAACACTTGGGGATCATTGAACGTGCTGCTTGTATGCCATCCTCTATAGCTAGTTTCGGCGCAATCTCAATGTTCCGTATGCCCAGCGCGTCAAGCGTTTCCAACCTACTTTTGCCTGACCCAAGCTCCTTGACTTGAACATCATGCGGCAAAATGTGTTGTTCGTAGTGATAGCCTTTTTCGCTGAGAACTTTTGCATAATGATCTAAACCCACTCCACTGTTTTCGTAATAATCTATAATCCTAACTTCTTGTCCTACAAATTGGGCAAACCAAATTGCTGTGCTATCTCCTATTCCCAGGTCCCAGGCCGAAATTACTGACGCAGCACGATCATACGGCACACGGGTAATGCGCCCATCCTCTGTGGCCTCTTTCATTTCTTTTGCATAATAAGCCCCTTGGATTGCCGCCTCAAAGCTGCACTCAAATTCTGACAAGTAGCGATCTTCGCCCATTGCCCTTCTTGCCTCATCAAGTTCTTCCTGATCCAGTATTCCTGTTTCTGACGCTTTGAACATTGCGGTGTACCAGTTTGGATCACTTTGCGCTTCATGCCACAATTCCCAAAATTCATTCTTGCCTTTAGGCGTTGATATAAACGTGGCTTTACCACGGCGATCAGCAAGAGCCGGGCGTATGACGGTTGACCAAGCTGATGCGGGGAAGTCTGCCATTTCATCCAACACGACCAAATCAAAGTACAAGCCCCGGATAGCATTGTAATTATCTGCACCGAATAACCTAAACCGCGATCCATTTAAAAAGTCGATGCGCAATTCACTATGGTTTACTTTTATGTCTGGAATGTCTCTTGTGAACTGTAATGCATAATCCCACGCCACTGCTTTAGCTTGGGAAAGGTAAGGAGCAATGTATGCAACCCTTACATTCGGACGATCTATCTCAAAGCACCCACGTATTAAATCATTTATTGCGGCAACGGTTTTGCCAAAGCGCCGATGCGCGACGATAATTGCAAAGCGTTCTTTTCTATTATGAAAGGCTTTGATCTGATCGCGTGGTTTGTAATCTATTTCTTGCTCTATCTCTACTATTCGCGCCATTTGAGCCTAACCACGTGTTGCACTTCACCCTCTAAATCCGCTTTGACCTGTAGTGGCAATACTTTGCCCATTAAACTTAGGAACGCTGTGGGGTTTTCTTCTGCTTGCCCTTCTAAGTATGACACAAGGCCATCTTTTCCAAACTTATTTCCTGCACGTGATGCCGCTTCTAAAATAGCGTCTTTGAGCAATTTGCTGTTTTTGTTCATAGCGCCTTTGGGTCTACCTTTACCACGGTTTCCCATATTTTGGCCTATTTTATTGGTTTGTTCTTGTTTCGTACTCATAGTACCGTCCATAGTGGGTGCGTCTATATGTGGTATATATTAGTTTAGATTAGTATAAATTAAAAGACCCCCCAGACATGCCCGTGTCCAGAGGGTCAGTAAGGAGAGCCAAGTGCATGGAGCTACACAACTACAGGGAGGGAGAGAAGTTGGCTCTTGCTGAGAAGATAACACAATTTTTAATATAAAAATACCCCCTGCGGAGCGATCACACAGAGGGTAGTTCAGTGAGGCAAACCTATGATAAGGTGTCCTCATTACTAACAGATGGTTTTGCGTGATGCAAGTACGCTAAATATGGCGCAAGTTGTTCTTCTGTTACCAAACCTCTTGCTAACATACGTTCTGCCATTTTCCCCTGAATATACATCTCACCTACAGGCTCACCAGCTCTTATGCGCTTTGCATTCAACTCTAAAGGATCAGGCTTCCACGGCCCACTATTTGTTGGTAGCGCACTTCTTTGCGATGTCATGGACTTAGACACTGCAATTGCAATATCGGCTGCTGTAGGCCATGTACGCGATTTATGGGCTTCCTTAATCTTTAACATCGCACGGTCCATAGTGCCTTTTATATGCTCTGCTGTAGTTTCATTCGGAAACTTCTGGTTGATCATGCGCACAATATTGCGCACTTCATCTTCTTCTTTTTTGCGTGTGTCTAAATGCTTGGGTGTTGCATACCCCTCAAAGATTTTGATCAATTCGCCAATTAACAGTCTAATTCTTTCTTCATGTGTCATAGTTTTGCCTTTCATATCAGTAGTGCTTGTGTTGGGGCTATTTCGCCCACTTTATAGTTTTCATTATCGCCTTTTGGATAAGGCTCAATAGGGTATTTAAGGTTTTCTTTAAGCAATTTTCTTTGCTTCTTATTCCCCACGAAATAAACATATCTATGTTTCCTTGGTCTTTCTACTGCTTTTTCTGCATCCCACTTTACCGTTCTGCCATGAAATTCTGATGCAACTTCTTTACGTTTTGCTGACAAACCTGTGTAGATAAAGTTTGTTGCTTGGTAAATATAGCCATGATGATTTGCACTTGTATCTGCGTAGCTAACCACAATCTTGGGCTTTGGTAGTTTAGACAAACATCTGCTCACAAAATATGATGCTAGATTTTTTGTGTTTTTCACAAGAAACAATCTATTTAATTCTAGCACATCATTTTTATAGTCGCGCCCACATACTCCAATGCACAAGTCTTTAGATGGTGGACAACCAAACGTGCAAACACCAACTAATTCATCGTTATCGTACAAACCAAAGGCAAACGTGATTGGTGGCAGTCTGTGCATGTAATGGTTTCTCTGTATTAAGCCATACACTGTTTGCTTTGGAACTTCTAAGACATTATGCTGCATCATTCCAACGCTCCCCACGCAACCATGTAGAAAGATGTGGCACATACTGTAAGTCTTTATCTTTCACAGTTTCCACATAATCCATTAGCTTTGGAAGCAAATCATAGAAGTCGATCTTTTTCTTTGTTCCCTTAAATGCTGTACGTGCTTCCTTCTTGCCTTTCTTCTTTGGATATATATTCCATAATTGATCAAAGAAATAATCAACACGGTCATCTTCAGATGCCGAATTATTAGTTTCTTTTCCAAGGTTATTACTTCCAAGGTTATTCATGCGCAGATTTTGCGTATCGCTATCCGTATAACTATTATTCTCAGTTGTTCCCATAAGTGCTAAGACATAACTATTAGATGTCTTGCCCCCACGCTCACGGTACTGATTAAATCTTTTTATTAATCCAAGCGTTTCTAATGCGCTTAAATGAGCCTCAACTGATCTGCGTGACATTTCACAAACACTTGCAAGATGGTTGATGCTAGGAAAACACTTTCCTGTTTCTTGATTATGGCAATCTGCCAACCAATACAAAAC